AAAATTACAGTTTCCTGACGTAGAAGCTTTAAAAACAACGGATTCAAAAAATTATCTGTACAATTCGGGTGGAACCGCTTTAAAATTAGGGTACAGCGATTTAGTTGGCGCGAAAGGTGATTATTTCTTCAGCAATGTCTATACACCAAAAGAGGGGATAAATGATATCGTTTTGCTTAAAGAAAATGTGACAACAAGAAATTTAAGAACAATTAATACGAATCTTAAAAAAAGCGATAAACGAATTTATGTGAAATATATTTCGCCTTATTTGTATATCAATACAAAACTTTCATTCGGAAAACATTTGTTTACAAAAGTTCCACTCCCCTCGCTGCAAACGAACAATATAGGCGAAATGTATCTGGAAGATACAGAATATAAGCTGGCTATAAATAGCACTTCAAGCCTATTGAAAAACTGTACGGACGATTCTGCTCCCGTAAATGTAAATGGTTCTTATGTAGGTGGGAATCATGCATACGCAGGAATGATGAATGTTACATTAGTTGGTCACGATAAAGATGCTTCTGATATTGGTTCCGTGTGGTCAACTGGTGGATTTAATTATAAACTCGTTAAAATAGTAGGAAATGTTTTGTCGTTCATCCAGTCTGGGACTGCAACGCATTATGGATATAAATATAAAACCACTTTTTCATCAGGAACATTAATACATGTTAGCGGGGCAACACACACAGGCGATATAAGTGCAGCAACAACAGTACCGAATCAATATATTTCTCCGGGCAAAGTAAGAACATTAACAAACATACTTGCAGATGGATTGGTTATTTCAGATGGTTTTGATGGATATTGTAATGAGCTGGAGATTCAAATCATTGAAAATATTTATAATTATCTGGTCATAGAAGATTATTACCCAAATGACTTGGCAAATTGTCCGTTTATTATTCGTAGAAATTTAAGTTATATATATACATCAGATGGAAGTATGAGAACGAAAGAAACGGTAACTGCATTACTTGATGATGTATATTTCTCCGGGCAAATGGGAATTGATCAGGCAGCACCTTTAAATTCGGCAATGTCAGGAGTAACAAAACAATATTTCTATTTACCCGGATCAGCACCATTCACAATTGGATCAAATGCTTATGATTTACGCCAGATGTCAGATTGGTTTTCATTTACTCCTGATACCATATTATTCACTCCCGAAAAAAGAGAAACAGGAAAGCATATTAATAGAATGGTTGAAATAATTTCTTCGGATGCTGAAAAAATGTATGGATTTTCACACGGATATTTTTTAAGAGATAACTCTGTTAATGTTGCTGATATTGATTGGTATCTGGTTAACACGAAAAAATCTTATCCGGAATATGCTACAAATATTGCGTTATTAAAGGATACTTCAATTTCTGGTGAAAGTTTTAGAAAGTACTTTGATGCACTTCGTACCGATTCGGCTACCTGCGCTTATATTGTCAAGGCAGATTATGGTTATAACCTTTATATTGACGTTCATACAAATTTGTCAGATGCGTGGATATCAGTACCGTCAGAGGTAGTTGGAATGAACATAGCAATTGATGATAGCAACGAAAATATAACAATCCACTCCACGCAAGTTATAAGTGACGGAATTAAAGTAACGGTAATCAATAATTACGGTTATGCGGTTTTAAGGTTAACCTAAATTAGTTCACATTTGGAACGACATGAACATTATAACTATCTCAATAGCAGCCTTGATTTACCTGTTTTACCAGGCCGCTGACGCGTGGGGAGACGTGGCTATTGAGCTCGGCCACCAACAACCCTGGCACACCTGGGGCGCGGTACAGGCGGGGATGTTCATCGCAGTGCTTGCTTTTGCGCTGTGCGGATGGAGCTGGTGTACGGTAATTGTTTCAGCCTCTTTGGTAGTGCTGCGTTTCCCGATTTTCAACCTTATGCACAACGCCGCTAAGGGGCAAAGGTGGTGTTACCTGTCTGACAACGGCATTGATGGCTTAATTAAAAAACTTTTGTCATGGCTGACATAAGTACACTTCAAGTCGGTGATATCATCCTGGTAAGGGATGGTAAATCATTTATTGCCAGTGGAATAACATGGTGGATGAAAATTTATAAAAAAAAGAAAGGAATAACACTGCTTGCAACCTATCATCATGCTGGCACTGTTATTACAGATGAAAGTGTCCTGAGAATTGCTGAAGCGGTTGGAAAGGGATATCAGATCAATTCGATTGAAAAGGCGTATTCACTCCAGGAATGGGGAAAAAGAATAGATGTTATCAGCCCCGATACCCCTTATACTGAAAAAGAAAAGAAATGGTTGTCACAAAAAGCAAAGGAATACAACCAGGAGATCACCAGGTATGACTTTCTGAATTTCTTCTTCCAGATATGGTTGATAAAAACGGGGAAGTGGATAGGACCACGGGGAAAGAAAGCAGAGAACAGGTTATATTGCAGCGAAGCAGTGGCTACAATTGCCAATTATGTGAGGCCGTGTACGTTTGTTAATCCTGCCGCAACGAACCCGATGGATATTGCCATTAATCACAACTATCATTTCATATAGATTTTTTTGTCCTTTAACAATGCATTCTGCTGTACTATCATTGCTATGTTAATTACACAGCAATGATTCTTGCAAATAACCTTCATAAACTAGTCGAAAAAGGCGAATTCTCTATCGCCTTTATAGCCGAAGAAGGTAACATCGTGACCTGCGACCGTGCTATATGCACATCCTGGCACAGTTCAGGCCGGACCATGAACATAAAATTCCTGGTGTCGAAACAAATACGAACGATACGCCGCTGCACTATCATTGCCTTTAATGATGAGGAATTAGTATTATGACGACAGATACATTTGTAATCGATAACATTACAATTATGCCAGGGCTGGCCGCTATCATCACCGAATCGGACAGCCAGGATTTAATTGAAGATCCGACGAATACAATTTCAATCGGAGAAAATGATAAAATAGCGCCATGGGGACGCGATAACGATCTTCCTGATAAAGTCTTCGCAAAAATTATGAAGTCGGATGTGGCAGCTTCAAATCTGATGTTTAACATCCAGGCTTGCTACGGGCAAGGAATCAAACCGATGATGCGAAGAATTGAAAATAATACGGTAGCATACCAGGAATGCAACGATGAAAAAGTGATGCAGTTTTTCGATGATAACGACATAAATGGTTATTTTCACGAGCAATGCACTGATTTTATTACATTTTTTAACGCTTTCCCTGAAATTGTTTTAACGGCCGACGGCCGATCTGTGTATAGCCTTCGTCACAAAGAGGCTATGTTTAGCCGGCTCGGGGTTGTCAACAATAAGGGCGAAATAGTAAAGCACTACTATTCGTCGAAATGGAACAGCGAAAGCGGATCGGCTAACAAAGAGAATACTGTTATAAGTGAAGTATTATCGCACTATAATCCATATGCTGACCTTACAGCACGAATAACGAAAGGTAACCGAACGAGACGTTTTATCATGCCGGTTCGATTTCCGGTACCGGGTCACATCTACTACCCTAAACCATACTTCTGGTCTATGTTCCGTTCCGGATCCTACGACTTCAGCAGCCTTATCTGGAAGTATAAAAAAACGCTGCTCAAGAATGGATTGGCCGTTCGTTACATCATCTACATTGACGAAAAGTACTGGCAAATCATCTTTGATGAAGAAAAGATCGATCGTAACGATCCAAAGAAGGTGAAAGATAGGAAGGAGGAAGAGTTTGCTAAGTTCCGAAACTTCCTGACCGACGAACACAACCAGGGAAAGGGACTGATGGCCTTGAAAAAGACCATACAAACAGGTACCGGTGCGATAGTGGAAAAGTACATCGAAATTGAGGAAGTAAAAATAACATCGAAGGGCGGTGAATTTATCGAAGATTCATCTGAAGTAAATAACGTGATGAGTTACGCCATGGGCGTTCACCCGAATATGATAGGGGCTAACCCGGGCAAAACAGGACAGAGCATGAGCGGCACCGATAAACGGGAGCTTTACATGATAAAAACTGCCATGATGAAGCCTTTCCGCGACCGGTTGTTGCAGCCGCTTTACCTGGTTAAACGCTATAACAAATGGCCTAATGAACTTGAATTCGTTGTTACCGACTACCAGTTTCCAACACTTGACCAAAACAAAACAGGAAAACAGGAGGTTGCACAGTCATGATTATAACAACAATAGCCCAACTTAAAGATCGTATCGCAACCGTTAAGGGAGCAGATATAAAAAGGTATGAACCATACCTGGCAACTGCCGACCTGTTCCTGCAAAGCGAACTGATTGGCAGTACGCTTTATGGCAAGCTTAACGCGACCGGTAATGAAACATTGTTGACGCGCTGCCAGGATGTTGTTGCGCTTAAAGCATATCATGATGCTATTCCTTTCCTTGACTTGATCGAGACAGAGACAGGCTTTGGTGTCGTTTCATCTGGCGGATCAAACCTGGTACCAGCCTCCCGCGAACGCGTTGATAAGCTGATCGCTCAGACAGAGATACGACTGTCGGGTGCCATCGAATTATTGCTTCAGCATCTGGAAGAAACAACTGCTTATCACACTGATTGGGCCACGGCATCAGCTTACAGCATCATTCACGATAGCTATATATTCACGCTGACGGAGTTCCGCAGATATGCCCGGTATGATGCATCGAGGCTCGAATTTGTTAAGGATGCTCCTAAAATACAGAGGGCAATCCGATATATCATTGAGCCTGTTATAAGCCGGGAGCTGAGTCTTGCTATTATTACCCAGTTGAAGGCCGGCAATCTTAATGATGCCAATAAAGTTATTATCGAAGATTTGCGGTTTGCTCTTGCCTTATATGTTACAGGAGAACCGGTGGCTGCCAGTGCTTCGCTGGCAAAGGTTAAAGATGTATTGTATACCAATCCTGATTCATACCCGGAGTTTAAAGCAAGTAACATTTATACCGCCTTCCTGGCGCAGGAAGAACGCGACACGCATTTAGACCCATTCATGGTATGCGGAATGTAACAACCATAAACCTGCAGGCTCCAAAGGCGTGGAATGAGCTCAGCGGAAGCCAGCTCAATTTTATTGCCAGGCAATTGATCCGAAAAGCTGAAGCTGCTGAGATCATGGTTAATTGTTTCCTGCAGTTTACCGGCCTTAGCATCAAAAAGAAATATCCATACCAGGATAATAACGGGGTATGGTACCGGTTTCGCAAACGCGGCGTCGGATCCTTCGACCTAGATGCCGATCGCTTTACATGGCTCGCTAAAAAGCTCGAATGGATCACTGATGATATAAGCCTCTTCCATAATCCTAAACGGATATTATGGTTTACAGGATGTAATTATAAGATGTATGGCGTGAGCTTTGAACGATGGTTCCTGCTGGACCAGTACTATGGAGCGTATTGCCACAGCCGTGATCAGGAATCGCTTAATAAAATGATAGCCGTATGCTATCGGCGCAAGGGCGAAGCCTGGGACGACGGTAAAAACATGGATAAACGCGCCTGGCTATTCCGGTTTGTTCCATTGTACCGAAAATATGTAGTTTTTCTTTGGTATACTTCGCTTAAGAAATATCTCAGCTTTAAATACCCGCATGTATTCAGCAGCGATTCCGGAGGAGTAACGGTAAAGCCTTCGGCAAACGAACTCATTATGGGCATTACTTCGGCGCTAAATGACGGTAATATTACCTTGAACCCTCAGATCAGGAAGACTGATGTGCATGAGGTGCTTTTTGAACTGAACCGGAAAATTGAATCTTCACTAAAAATATAATGCCATGTTCGCGCTTTATGAATATCTAGATTCTGTAAAAGCAGCACTATCAATCGATAAGATATATAGGATATCAGGCATACTTCAGCTTGAGGAATTCCTGAATGGCCTGGGTGATGCTCAGGATACTGTCGTATTTGCCCGCGACAGCGGCGATGGTTACCTTAATATAAACGACCGCAGGCTCGACACCGCATACCATATGTTTTACGTATTTCAAAGGGCTGAAATCAACGATAACGATTCGCGCCTCGATGCCAAGCGAAACAGTATGGCTAAAGGCATTACTATCGTCGAAAAAATAAAAGCAGAGAGTAAAGACTTTGGCGATCCGGCTTATGGTTTCAACGCAGCCCGCATTGACTATTCTGAAATAGGGCCTATTGCCCGCAATTATTACGGCTATTCGTTTGCCTTCATAATGGAAAACCATTTCTGATGGCTGAAAACATAAATATTAACCTCACTGTTGAAGCCTGGGCTGATATCGTGATCATGGAGTGGATTAAAAAATTTGAGGCTCTTGGTATACGTGAACTTCATGGTATTCACAGTTTCGAAAGCTCAATTATTACTGCATCCGATGGCGATCCTGCCAAGGTGCGTTTCGCCTTTGAGTGGTACCTTAAAATGGTTGACTATGGAGTAGGTAAATATGTCAATCTGGAAACACGCGACACCATGATTGCTGCCGGCCTCACTACAAGAAGGCCGAAGCCCTGGTTTAGCGATACCTTTTACAAACAGCTATCGGTACTACACCACTTATACGAAGAAAAATACGCCAAAAAAACAGAGCTTTTTATTGTTAGAAACCTCAAGGATAATGCTGATTTAGGATTTAATGAAGTAGCGCTATGAGTAAAGCCATTATAGATGTCACCCTTAATAATGAAGAAGCGAAAGCAAGATTGAAAGAGATTGCTGCAGAGCTGACTAAAGTTAAAAATCTTCGTGAACAAGCGCTTGAAAAAGGCCATGCATCGGCTTTTGACCTTGCCAACAAAGAAATGAAGAAGTTGCAGGCCGAAAGCAAAAAACTCAGCAAGGAGGTTTTCGACGTCAATAATGTTCTTAAGAATATTTCTTCAGCATCTATCAAAGACCTTAATACTGCCATCCGGACTCTGTCGCGAGATCTAGATAAAATGAAACGCACCGATCCGGGATATGGCGAAAAGCAAAAGGCCCTTGAAAATCTAAGGGAAGAATATAACAGAGCTACCGGAAAGGCAAAAGAACATACCGGTGTGCTTGGCCGCATGGGGATATCGTTTGGAAGCGCAATGTCAATCGTGGGTCAGTTTGCAGCGGGACTTGGCATTGCAACCGGAGCTGTTGCAGCCATTAAGGGTGTTATTGCATCAACCGATACAGTGAGCGACCGTTTCAATAAAACGGTCGGTGGACTTACGTCCGGGCTTTCGTACCTCGGACGCGCCATCGCAACGATGGATTTTTCAAACTTTCTTTCCAATATGCGCAGCGCCATTGAGGAGGGACAGCGTTATGTGGATACAGTTGACATGATCGGCGACAAAACAAGAGCTCTTACGATTATCGAATCGCAAAACAGGGCCGAGATAGCAAAAAATAAAATTACCGCCAGGGATGTCACGCTCCCTTATGACGAAAGGTTGAAAGCCGCCAATAAAGTTTTGGATTTAGAACAAAAAAATGCCGATTATAGGAAAGAGATTGCTGATGATGTACTCCAAAATGAACTAGATAGCGCCAAAGACATAACAAAATTGAGCGGAGAACGTATCGAAGGGTTATTGAAAGAAAAACTTATTAATAAGGATAATGTGGCCCTAGCAAATCAGTATCTCGATGCGCTCAACGAACAAAAAAGAGTAGAAAAGCAGTCAGCCAGCAAGGTTGTTGGCGCTCCTTATTATGTACAAGCAGGGGCTGGAACCGCTCTTTCGGAAAAGAGTGCGAAAATATTACGCGAAACTCCAGAGGATATAAAGAAATATGCCCAGGAACTGAAGCAGTTCGGCAAAATTGCTGAAGATACCAGTAAAGATTCGGAGACATCGCTCAATAAACTTACCAAAGCATTTGAAGGCGTTGGCGAAGCTCAGGCTTATTATGATGAAACGACTTCCAGAACTCAGAAGAACAGGTCAACGATTATAAAGGAGATGCTCAAGGATGAAGCCAGCCGTGAAAAAACTATCAAAAATCAGGATACAGCGTATGAAAATCTGAATAAGCAAATCCAGGAACTTGAGAAAACGCTTGCCGACCAGGTGTTCCGAAACGATCCTAAATCAGCCCAAACGCTAAAATTGCTTGAGCTGGCTAAAGCCAAAGCTGAAGAAGTAAAAGAGATACTCGATTCATATAATGCCGCGGCTGATATTAAAATATCAGAAAAACCCGATCAGTACTTTACAGCCGGATTCGACGATGAAATCAATGCCATTATCGATAAGAACGACTTGGAGACTAAACTTCTCGATAAAAAGTTGGACGATCAGCAAAAGATTTACGAGGATGCGCTCAAAGACAAAGAAAAGGCCGATAAGGACTATCAGGCAAAGAAAGAGGATATGGAGAAGTTAGCTATCGATACATCTATATCATTGCTCAATACAGCAGCCGACCTTATCTACGAGAAGGATATGCAGGCTATCGAGGATAAGTATTCGGAGGAGGAAGCGCGTTTGGAGAAAATGCTGAATAATAATAGTATCAGCCAGCAATCTTACGAAAATAAAGTAAAGTTACTTCGCGAGAAGCGTGCGAAGGAAGAAGAGAAGATTGAAAAACAGACGTCTGCGATCAAGAAAACTATTGCCGCTATAGGCATAACCGCCGATGCTGCCGAATCGGTCTTTAAGATTAAAGCCATGGCTGCAGAGCTCACTGCCAAAGCGGCGGTACTTGCCATCACCAACCCGGCTGCCGCGGCATTATACCCGCCGCTTATCGCTACCGTATTGGCACAAATACCCCTTATTCTTGGTTCTGCTGCGCTGCAGATTACCGCCGCAATGGCATCGGGCGGAAAGAAAGCCGGAGGATTTGCCGCTACCGATAAAAGCGACGATACGCCAATGGGCTATTATCACGCCAATGAGTTTATCGGCAATGCCGATTCTGTAAGGAATCCATCTGTGCGCAAGATTTATGATGTCATTGATTACGCTCAGCGCAACGGTACTATTTCGAACATCAACCTGCCGGCGATTATATCAGCCTCATTCCCGGGACGGGAATCGGGAGGGTATACCGGTCTTGATGATGACTTAAACACGTTGAGTGATGCAAAAACAAAGGCATGGATGGCGCCTGGAGTATATTATGCCGTAATTGGCGATGTATTAAAAGAAGTAGCGCTCGTTGTAAAAGATCTGAAGACGCGGCTTGATAGCCCTATCGAAGCATCAGTTGCGCTCAGGGGCAGCAAAGGATTGTACGAGGCAATGGACGAAGATAATCAACTCAAAAACAACGCTTCGTTATGATCGAGATCATCGTTAATAATACAACCCGATTGCAGCTTCCGTCCAAAGTTAAAATCAACATTGTTCAGAAAAATCCGCTGTTTCTCGAAGACCGTATACCCTCGCCGTATTCATTGTCGTTCGAGGTACCCGTTACGGCCGGTAACCTCGCCGCAATGGGGCAACCTGCGCGTATCACTTCATCGTCGATCAAAGCGCGGCAGCCAGGTAAAATAATGCATAACGGTATGGTAATAGGCGCCGGTGAAATTCTGTTGCTTGAGGTTAATAAGGTGCTGAAATTGCAGTTTAAGGGGAGCCCACTTAACGGCAATTTTAATAAAAACCTTAACCAGATAACCAACGATGAATATGACTATGGTACCATGACGTACCATGGAGAAGATATTAATTATTCAGATACTTCTTTCGATGCCTACGTGCAAAATCTTCGTTCCGAAGCTAATAATGCAAGTCACTTTGTGCTTGCTCCGGTAAAATTGGCTGATACGGAATGGAATGGCACTTCTTCTTACCTAGGCGCGAAGAACGGTTTGATTAATTATCTTAATTTCTGGAATGTAGCAACCGCGTCATGGTTTACCGGCGACGTTCACTATATGCACATGCCGGTTGTGCCTTTCCCATACCTCAAAGATACCATCGCGAAAGCTTTCGGGTCGAACCTCGAAAGCAATCCATTCGCTTCCGGCGACCTTGCCAAGCTGGTTACCATATCAGCAAATCATCCACACCTGAATTTAAATAGCCTCTATGATTGGTATCTTACCGGACCTAACCTCGAAACAAAACAGGAAGTATTTTGGCCTTTGCTCGATAGTTATGTTTCTTCCAATTACCTGATACCGCTGAAGTTTAATATCATGAACTTCATGCAAGCTTATGCTTTTAACGAATTTTTGAAAGAGATTTTAAAAATGTTTTCGATGTCGGCTTTCCCGGGCATCCAGTACCGCATCGAAAAGAATAATGATATTTTCGATCGGTCGGTAGTCGTCAACTGGTCTGATAAGCTGGCCGGAAAGCCTATCATTAAAACAAGGGATGCAAAGGACTATAACTTTAAATTCAGAAATGCCGGTGAAAAAGCATCTGATCCGGTAAGAACTAAACCGAATATCGATGCTATTTACGACTCGGCACTTGAACAGGGTAGTGAGGAAGTGGAATATTCCGATGCTGTTAGCGGAGCTATCATCGGAATCACAAAAGAGTTATTCGGAGATGCGAGCGAACCAAGGCTTACACAAGACACAAAGCAAAGCGCCTTATCTGCAACTATAGAAGATACCGGCCTCGATAAATATGAAGTGAATTGTGAAGTTGAGCCGCTACCTATGTCGATTGAACAGTACTGGTCCGATAACGAGAATCCTGGAAATGTAATAAGCCATAAACATTGGCATGTACCTGTAATTGAAAAGCCAGGTTTGAATGATGCCCCAAACATAATGATATGGGGTGGCATGGCCAATACTTTTGAAGGCGACGGAACGTACCCTCTTCTGATGAATCATCATACTGATCATTTTGGAACCAAGAGGGGCAGCCTGTCGCTTTTGCCCGATGGCCCCGATGGCCTTATCAGTACTTTTCACTCGGGCATGAAAAGCTGGATCGAATGTGAAAAAAAGAGCGTGAAAGGTTCTTTTCGCCTCTCGCCGTTGGAGATTCGCAATATCGATATGCGCGATAAGATTTACTTGCATGGGCGCTTGTTTTACATCGAAAAGATTGAGTATTCGCTCACGCATAATGATGTAAGCCTCGTGGAAGCCGATCTTATTGAGTGCTAAAACTTTTGTCCTTTGACAAAATAACGTGACAAATTATGTTTGCTAATCAAAATCAGATCAACCATGACACCCTTTGAAACCTGGCTATACCGTGGCATAATTGCAGTTATTTTACTAATCGTTTGGTATTTTATTCAACGATTTGTGAATAATGTTCAGGACAAACTCGATGATATACAGGATGGCATTAATAAACTAAACAATCAGAGCGGAGTGCATGAAGAACGGCTAAAAGCTATGAATATGGCAATTGAGTCTCAGGGGGAACGGCTTAACGATCATTCTCAACGATTGAGGATGGTAGAAACTAATCAGGCAAAATGCCGCAATTGTAACAATGCAACCAAATGAAAACTGCTGTTTTAATGCGGTACATATCTGGCGATCAGGGCAGCTTTGGACGTCTCGTCGAAACCGAAACGGGTCTTGATGTAAAGATGATGGAGCTCCCCAACCGTGACAACGAGATCAGGATGAGCCGAATTCCCGAGGGCGAATACTTATGCCAGGCATACAAATCGCCAAAATTCGGCCGGTGCTGGTTGCTCAGGAATGTTCCCGGCAGATCGGCAATTTTAATACACAAAGGGAATCTGGCCGGCGATACCCGTAAAGGGTGGAAAACCCACAGCATGGGTTGCCTGTTGCCGGCATGGTACAAAGGCTGGATTGGACGGCAAATGGCAGGTCTTAATTCTACCAGGGCTTTTACAGAGATTATGAACAAAATAGGGCATGTTAATTTTAAACTCAAAATAATCGACTTATGCTGATCGAAACCATATTGGGCGTTGTTACCGGCATCGTAGGCAACGTCATGACAACAGTTACCAACGTTCGCACACAGAAGTTAAAGAATGAGCATGACCTTAAAATGCGCGAGTTCGATATCAAAGAGCGCGAACAGGAGGCGCAGCTTCAGATAGCTGTTGATACAGCTCATTCGCAAAACGAAGTTGAAAAGATGGAAGCTGAAGCTTATGTAAAAAGTATGGAATCTGCGAATGCCGATATTCTTACCGATGTTAAGCTTAAAGCGCTATCTGATAACGGTGGGAAGGTCAACAAACTGCTCATGTTAATCATGGGATTGGTGGATGCTTTCAGGGCGTTCATCCGGCCGGGGCTAACGGCTTATCTGGTCGGACTGACAACCGTCATCACATTCCACGCCATTAGCATATTGAACACGAAAGGCGATTTTATCACGGCGGTACAGGCCCAGGAGCTGTTTACCAATGTGACGGATATCGTGATTTACCTCACTGTGTCGTGTGTTACATGGTGGTTTGGCGATCGCCGGGTGGCTAAATTCGCCTACAGGCTTAATGATGGCAATAAACAGGATAAACAGGGATATTAATGGCATTGGTCACCATCATACCTTCGTTATCATTCTCGCGCAACTTCCCGGTGCTGGTTGTAAATGCCGAAGAAGTTACAACAGTAGTGCTCAAGCAAGGCACCGAAACGGTGCTCAGCGAATCGTACTATCCCGATGATAGCGGACATTTCGAAATAGATCTTGCCGATTTGCTCACATCGCTGTTAACCGTCGATATTCCTCAGTTGCCTGGCGAACAGGCAGGAGCTTTAGCCGCCTTTACAATAACGTTAACCGAAACAGGTCTAACCGCTGAAGAGTTCAGTTTTACCCTAATAAAAGGCGGCGTTCTGAACGGGGTAGAGGATATGGATGCTTTTTGCGCCGGCAACATGCTTACCTGGCATCCACAGATAAAGCGCGTAAAGCTATCGGATTCGGAATTCATCACGTATTACGCAGTTGAGCCAGCCTTAGTAAAGGCAAAAGCATGGTTCCTTTCGAATCCTGTTATTACTGTTGGCGCTGTGCTGGATGCCGGGCACCTGCATGTGATCAATGCTACCTTTTCGGTTTTACGTGCCATGTTCCCGGCATATTACTATCCACGATGGATAGATATTTGGATAGAAAACCAATCGGGTGCAGCGACCTGGGTGCAGCGCTACGAACTCATTGACGAATACGATCAGTTCGACGATCTTTTCCTTTTCGAAAATTCGCTCGGCGGGCTCGATACAATCAGGTTCACCGGTCAACTTACAGAGCAGGAAAAACATGATCAGGAATCGGCAAAGTTCGGGCTTGAAACACGGGATTATTACCTGGATTTTAACCGGGTTATGAGCAAAAACACAGGGCTGTTTCAATCACAGGCCGAAAGCGACTGGGCACGAGAATTTTTCGCATCAACAAACCGATGGTGGTGGAAAGATGGAGTATGGAAAAAGATCACCGTATCGGAATACACTGTTGAACGTGTGTACAATGATATGCGTTCCTATAAGTTTGAATTTTCACTCAGCCAGCAGGAGCCGTTAAGGAATTTGGCGCGTGAGGTTATTCCAGATCCGGAAGATCCTTACGCTTTCGATTTCAATGATGATTTTAATCACGATTATCTCATACAGCAATGACAGAAGAACAGTTGCAAGCCCTGATTGATCAGGAGATTAATGACAATGGTAATGGAGCAATCACAGGACCATTACTTAATTCAGTGCTGAAATCCATTATAACCGTAATATTCGACCAGGTAGGCGGAGAAGCGGCGGTACCCGACAGCAGGAGCATAAAGCACAATGCCGGCAAGCAACTGGCCGTGATGCTGCCAACTTGGGAGCCTCTCCCCGGGAGCAAGCGCGTGAAGGCAATTGCTTTCGATACGGCGAGCGAAGTTGCCGGGGGGGTATATATTAAAACGGACGGGAAAACCGTATTCGGCAACGGGGCCGGAGAGCTGACAACGGTAAATTCCGGCGTGTTGCCGGATGTTACGGTAGTCAGCGATGACTTCACCACGCAGCCAACAGGCGCGGCGATGAATAAAGCCTACCTGTCGGTTGACAGCAAAAACGGGTACCTGAAGCTGGACACCGGCGCCGCCGTGGATACGGCGTATTTTGTAAAGAAGGACATTGCGGTTACCATGGACGGCAACGCGAAGTTTGACGTGCTATTCGCCCTTGGTAGCCTGACGAATGAAAAGGCCACGGTAGGGCTAAGCACGATTGATGCAGACCTTCCGGATGTGGCCGGCATCAAATTTATTTTTGATCCCGCCGTGGACGCCTACTGGCACCTGATTGCCTCCGATGGCGGCGAAATAACGATAAACCTGGCGACGCTGGTGGCTGCTGATACGAATGAGCATTTGTTTGAGGCCCGGGTTGAGGATGGGAAAATTACCTGGTACATAGACGGTGCAGAAGTTGGCACTACAGGGGCCGTGAACCTGACCGATACGGAACTAAACTTCGGCGTATGGGTTGAAAGCACGGCTGCCGAAAGCAAAACGGCCGTGATTGACTTTTACAACCTGGGAGGCGACAGGGTGGATGAAGAGGTAGTTACCTATTCGGCACAGCAGGCCGTGTCGGCACCGCTGAAGCATGCCGGGTTCTGGAGCCAGGCAGGCGCCAACGCGCCAACCGTTTCGGTACTGGAAAACAGCCTTGGTACCATCGCCATTGCCCGCACCGCTGCCGGAACATATACGATCACCAAGGTAGGCGCCTTTAAGGAAGGTAAGACCGTGCCGCTCGATGACATCTGGACCGACGCTTCCGGGAACGTTTACACGCTGGTGTGGACCAGCGCGGACGTGATGACGCTGACAACGAAGACCAGCGCCGGAGCGCTGGCTGATGATATCCTGGATAACCGGTTTATTTTCATTGAAATATATCAGTAATGAGCGGGTTTCACAAGGCTTTCAGCCGGAACGGGCAATACAAGCCAGGCAATTACATGCCGGCAATTGGCGAAATATACCAGGGCGGAAAAGTCGCTTTCATCGCTGCTGACGAATCATATATATTGATAGTCGCTGAAGCCGACTCGGATTCAAAGCCGTGGTATCCTTCAGCCTACTCATATGTAAAAGGCATCAGCAACGAATACGCCTGCGGCGCCGACAATGATGCGCTGATCATAGCTGAATTCGGTGCCGGCGATTATGCCGCGAAATTAGCATCCTATTCGAATATAAATAAATATAATGACTGGTATATTCCCAGCGTCGGAGAGTGGCAGGATATGGTCCAGACTCTTACGGAAGGTCAATCGCTAGGTTTGTATAATTACCAGAAAGGCGGTATGGCAACAGCATCGAACGAGTACTGGACGTCAACCAATATCAATACCTACTCGCAGTATATCTATGCAGTATGGTTCGATATGTATAACATAGGCTGGGACGCGACAATCCCAACGCCGCAACTGACCAAGCGGGTGCGCTTGGTCAGGAAATTAACCGCGCCGTTTCCTAATCCATCATAAAATTTTCGCCTGGCAGGTACAATTTGATAAAAACTGCCTTACATTTGTTTCTTCATCGAAGCGCGAAGCTTTCCAATCGCACCCCCTGGGGAATTGAAATATTAATGATGATAATTAAGCGCTTCGACACACAACGTTAGCTTTTATAGCCGTTGTGATTTGCTTCAGATCGTGACCGCCCCCTAACTGGGGGCGGTTTTTTTATGATTTTTCCTGAAATCGGCAAAAACACGACGAAAAAAGGCCCTTTTTTGACATGAAAAAAAACACTGTTTGAAAATATTTTTCTAGCCTTAGAGCAGCCTACCATCATGCGAAAACTGGGCGACTGGCTGTCGGCGAACCATTATGATAAAATATAGACGCTGCCGGTTTGCTTCCCGGATTTTAAGCCGGCCCGTCCTGGGCCGGCTGTATTATTTTCATTTGCCTGATATATTTGCTGAATATATTGTAATTTGCATGAGTAAACCAAAAAAATCCTATCATGAAACAGCTAATTATTTTCGCATTATTCACACTATTATCAATCGCAGCAATATCGCAGGATAAGGTGACACTTACAACCGGTAAAGTAATACGGGGTAAAATAACGCTTATCACCAATACCCAAATCAATATTTCTTCCCCATCGCGCGATTACGAATGTCCGATTTATCAGGTTGCGTCGTATGAGACGGGAGGTAATGTAAAGCTTACCGATAAATCAAAACTCAATCAGAGTTCGGTGATGGCTGAGATACTCGGAAACGAACTAAGCAAGACGTCACGGGCTTTTGCGGCCGGGGCCGTATTGTCGGCAGGCGGGTTTATATTGACTACCATGCCGGATCAATTTATTAAAATTCGATCCGGGGACACTGAAAAAGAAATTTCATCAAAAACAAAAAAATTGAAGAATTTAAAATATATATGAGCCGGACTTTTTATTGCAGGAACAATAATAGAGGTAGCGGCTATTATACCGATATCGAAGGCCGGCAAGAAGCTCACTGTTTTTATGAAGGACAACTCGGCCGGGGTGGCGATGAAGTTTTAGGATCACATTTCCGGGAAGGATGATTTAAGTCGTTTGCTGGCGATAGAAGAGAACCTATCGAGGTAATTCTGTGTCATATCCAGGCTGTGGTGCCGGAGTTGTAGCTGCAGGTCGCGAATATTAATTTTACCTTCCATAGCTACCATCCCGACGCTGGTATGTTTCAAGGCATAAATGCCCCTGTTCTTCATTTTTACTGCCTTGGCCCATGCTGACCATGCCTCAGCGATCCGGGTTGGAGCTGTGTATTGTGGCCCAGGAACGAGCCCCTTGCCGCAGAAGTAATAATCACCGGGAAATTTCAGGTTAAGTTTTTCCATCTCCTCCTTGAGCTGATCAGGAATCACCACTACTTCACTTTTTTTATTTTTTGAGGTTCTGCCGGGCAGATGGATTACCTGCGCTTCAAGGTCAATATCAGATATTTTAAGTCTGCAAATCTCCTGCGGTCTGATAAAGCAATAAAATACCATCATTGAAATTATATATAAGTTAAAATTATACTCATGGAGCTTCTCACTTATCTTCTTTAGTTCGCTGGCGGAATATGCAATGATAGATGTTTCCTCAACCGGCAATTTCTTTGTCCTGCTAAACGGGTTTACATCAACATATTCGCGATATATAAGCTCATTGAACAATGTCTTCATGTTCATTCGCCTGTAGTTAACGGTACGATTCGATAGTTTATAATGAGATTTACTCCAGTCGAGGAATTCGATGGCGTGACGCGATCCGAAATCATTGATTGATATCCTTTCTAGTTTGTGTGCTATCAGATATTCCCGGAACGATTTGACGATATTTTTTAATGTAAAATATGACCGCGGCCTGATTGAAGCCTTTTTAATCTCCAGTATTTTTTCCATTGCCGCGGATGCTGATATTAACTGGATTTGCTCCTGTTCGAAAGGATTCCAGTTTTGCTTTAACCTCGTTGAATAGTACTTTATAAGCTCTGATGCTTTTTCGCGGCGAGCGGTAGCAGTCTTATATTTTGTTGAAATAAAGATCCGGAAGCGTTTCATTTTCCCCGTTTCCGGGTGCCGGAATGAATAGAAAACGAACCATCGCTGGTTCAGGTCATTATCAGCATCGTAGAGTTTCGGTAATTTATAATTTTCCATTGTCGCTGTTTGTCGCAAAAAGAAATTACAAATTACTATAAATAACTTATAATTAAAGTATTGAAAAAAAATTGTAGCGGGGGCAGGATTCCCGCCGCTATTTTACCTATACTGATAATCAGTATTATAAGTTTTAATGTACATATGTTTTTAAAGGCTTTAGACCTGTTTTGTCTCAAATTTTGTCGCATAAAACATTCATTGAAGCTCGTTAAAATCAGGATATAGCTCTGTATTACGATCTCTGCAAAATTGCTCAATCTCTTGAAGTCATCCAGTGCCCTCAATTACTCGATGTTTTACTTTTATCTTCTTCCCTTCAGGCTGACGCGAAAGGTTCAATATTGTTTCGGCATTGAGACGCTGTGTGGCTGCCATTTCGGCCTGCGCCTTGGCCATATCCTTTTGTATGGCCGAAAAGTTTGATACTTCTGTTTGCAATTTCTCGTTTTGCGAAACGAGTGATTCAATAATGCGAAATTGATAGTCAGAGTTCATGGGAGTAATCGGAGTCTCTCCGGCTGTTGCCGGTGGTATATTATTGTAATAATTTGATTTCTCAGATATAAACATCTCCCCTTCACCAGTAACAAGCCAGTGAATATTCACTTTTTTGAAATTATTCGAAATTGCCAGTAAACTCTCAAAATTTGGAGCACTTTTACCGGTTGTCCATCCGCTTACCGTTGAAGTAGGTGTACCTATTATTTCAGCTAGCTTAACGGCTTTGATTTTAAGCTCAGTTAACAATAATATCAACCGTTCAGCTATTGTTTGCATTAATAGACTAATTCTAAATTACGATTATTTGAGCTAAAATCTCAATTAAATGTGATAATCTCGTTTTTACGTGTTATATTTGCTTCTCATTAGCAAAGATAATACAAAAGATACACAATTCTATAATTAATTATGATTACCTCCGAATATCTCATAAAACTGCGTGAATCGCTACCGTCTCATAACCTTAAAATTCTTTCAGTGCGGACAGGTTTTTCTCCAACCTACATTTGGCAAGTATTAAATGGTAAAAGGCAAAGCCAGGATATCATAGACGCTGCCGTCGCGCTAGCCAAGGAAACAAAAGAACGACTCGAAACATCAAAAAACGATATCGCCAACCTATAACCTGCATTTGCAGAAAAAAACATAAATAGCTATGAAACAGCCGCTTACAAATTTTTTGGAGTTTAAAGGAAAAACTCTGCTTTTTTTAGCAAAAAACGCTACTTATTGGATTGCTTTAAAGCCTGTATGTGAAGCACTTGGTGTAAATTACAACAGGCAATTTCAGAATATAAATAACGATCTTATTCTAGGACCTGCATTTGCTGTACAGCAAATCCAGGTACCTGGCGATCAGGTGAGGAAATTCGTATGTTTACCTGAAAGGTATATTTATGGATGGATATTCTCCATCCAGAGTGCAAGCCCCGAACTTCTGGAATATAAAAAACAGTGCTACGAAGTGCTGTATGAATATTTCCACGGCACCATCACCAGCCGGCGCGAACTTCTCAAGGAAAAAGCCCGCCTGGAGCTTGAGAGGTCAGCAAAAGAAATAAAACTCCTCGACAATAAAGAATTTATTGAATGGCAGCAGCTTAAAGCCGAAGAGGCCCGCCTTGGCATTGCACTCAAACGCAACGATCAGGACACTGTTAGCGAACAAAAAGAGCTTTTCGACAGTAACCTTTAGCCTTAAATCAATGAATTTCAACATTCAACAACCGGTTATGAAACGTGGAGCCATTGAGTTCTACGTTAATAATGGCGAAGCGTTTGCCGAAATCGACGGACAACGTATGCTCCTTTCCGACGCTCCGGTCAATGTTCACGAAATGATCAGGCGCAACATTGAGCATCATCCTGGAGCTATCGAAGCCCTTGAATCAATGGGGCTCAACTCTGCTTCACAACAGCATGAACAATATATTGCCTGCATGTATGGCGAATATAACCATACACCTGATTTTCTCAATTTCAGGCATTCGGTTGATGACGATGAGTTCACGCAACTTTTATGCGGCGTGAACAACTGTAAATTCAGAGGGGTACTGTGCCACAAGATTCATGCAAAATACAGCGATCTAACCGACAGGGAAGTTCAAATCTGCCTCCATATCCGCGCCGATTTCTCTTCAAAGGAAATTGCCGATATGCTGGATATCTCAATAAATACGGTAAGCGTACACATCGCCAATATCCTTTCAAAAATAGGATGCAACAGCCGAGCTGGTATTGCATCATGGGCATCAACACACCTTGCTTAACATAAATTATATGGATACAAGATACAAAATCATGATTGCCTCGATTGCACTGATAGTTGTGGTAATTATCATTAACAATATACGTTGCGGCCGCTTTCGCAAAAACCTGAAACCGGGTTTATTTTGCCGCTTTTACATTGACGAAGATTCACGCGAAGGTATCGTGCGCAATATTGATGGCGACACGATAGTAATTACCGACAGTTGGCTCAACGTTTACACAGTTTCGATCAACGATATTTATCCGGCATCCATCTTTCATTTCTGAGCTATGCTTATACACATCGAAAGTAATTCAATGCTGGATTTACTCCACACGGCCGTGCAAGTCAGGCTTGCTGCCATACAAATAAAGATGTCGCTATCGTCAACTTTCAATGAACAGGCTCAAAATTCAGTATCTACTGATATCATTTTACTTGACGAGCTGTTAGCAAAAATAGATTATTGTATAAAATTTAATATCGCGTTCAGAAGCGAGTCGGAATTAACGGCAAACATGCTGTGCGATTCGCTTAAAACTCTTATACACTACGACTACTTAGATGTTGCAGCTAACCATCAGAAAATCAAAAGCTATTTCAGGGCAGAAAAATGCAAAGAACTGTTGAATGGTATTAAAAGCCGTTTGCCATGATATCGTACGAAATAATCAACGAACGTTACAGCGTTGTTGTTGCGCTAAAAATGACGGATGTAAATGATCACGTCAGTGAATTCAGGGAGACATTTCTCAATCCCATCGATGCACAGAAATGGGTTGCCGTAAAGCTCGAATACTACCTGCGCAAAAGGATATCCAATTACATAATTCATTCTAGCATGATATCGAGGCATTCACAACATGCCTACTATCACACTGCCGAATACCGCAAATCGATGCAGGAGCTGATGCGGTACCTGAACGTGATAAACGATCAGAAACTACATCAGTTAGCGAATTATGTAAACAATAATGCTTCATTTCTTGAAAAAATACTGCCGGCACAGGGAAATCCAAGCTATAACAGCAGCAAGGAAATACTCAGGTCGATCACGAACCTTGCCGGTAAATTACAGAAACGCGAAAACAGGGTATTCTGATGCGAAAAGGCCAGTACAACGCTGAATATAAACCAAAGCCCGAAAACACTTCCAAGCGTAAGACCAGGGCCGGCATCCATGTAACCGATCACGCTATTGTTCGTTTCCTTGAAAGGGTGTGCAATATTGATATCGAGAACCTCAAGGACCAGATTGTAACAGACGAGCTGCTGCGCAATATTGAACGATTCGGGCCAACCGGAGCTTATCCTTGCAATCATGAGAATCCGTATATGGTTGTAATCGATAAAAAGCAGATCATCACTATTTTGCCGGTTAGCTCAAAACATTACCAGGACAGAACTACGAAACACAGGGCACATCATGGCCCTGGATAATAACACGGGATCATTCTCCCAATGCGACCAGGACAAGCGGTTGAGTCGCCGGGCCCATAACCCGGAGGTGCCGGGTTCGATTCCCGGGGTCGCTACACCAAATTACTTTAACCATGGAACTTCTCAATCGTAAAGGCTCGGTAGATGATATCCGGTGTTCACTCGGATTCATAACTCCCAAAACCGAGCGCGAAATAAAGCTGGCGCTGGCGCAGGTATCATCATCGCATCACGATGAACAAATGAACCGTAAGCGCACCACGGTTCTCAGCATGCTTATGACGAAATACAATAAACTCATCAAACAACTTCAACAATGGCATCAGACAGAAAAGTCTCACTCCTGCGCCCAAACAAGCTAGGCGACCGTATAGCGGTAAATAAAGAAGTACGGCCAAACGATAAATGCCCGTGTGGCAGCGGCAAAAAAGCAAAGTACTGCTGCGGATCTGGCAAAAGTTACATCAATATTCGCACTATATGATCACTGCAGGAGATTTTTTGGCAGGAGGCGGCCGAGTAACCGAGAGAACTTGAAGCAATCCTAAATTCAAAGAAAATCGCTGTTTAAGAACAATACTATGAAAAAAGAACGCCCCATCCTATTCAGTACCGATATGGTACAGGCCATCCTGGAAGGCCGCAAAACAATGACCAGGAGAACAAAAGGTCTTGCTGAAATTTCTATAAATGCAGGACACACACAGCATTCTTACGAAGGAAAAATTCCTACGGATAATAATATTCACGCTTTTGCAAGAATGTGGGGTGGACATTTCGCAGAAACAAAACATATCAAGTGCTCATATGGCCAGCCCGGCGACATTCTTTGGGTGCGTGAAACGTGGTGTAATGATCCAAGAGGTAGTGAGGATGGTATTTCTCCATATTATTATTTCAAGGCAGATTTCCCAAATACTGATGTATGGAAAGGATCATGGAAACCCTCAATCCATATGCCCCGTAAAGCCGCCCGTATCTGGCTAGAGATAACCGAAATTAAAGCTGAAAGGCTGTATTCGATATCAAGAGAAGATGCTATAGCCGAAGGCTGCGGCAACGAAGGCACCGATTATCCTGAAGGTAACTTTTTCGCGCTTTGGAGAAAGATCAATGGCATTGATTCCTATCAATCCAATCCCTGGGTATGGGTGATCACCTATAAGGTACTAAGCACTACGGGCCGGCCGGAAAATCTTGATTTAGCTTAGTATGCGATGCCGAATAATTCTCAACTCCATTAACCTGCAACTATAATTGACCCGTGCGCTACATCGATCAGGAAAAAATATACGACGCCACCGAAGCCGGCCTCACCATCTTTCAGCACTTCTTCCCGGGTGAAGACCTGCGGAACAACAAAACCTTTTTTAAAGTAAGGCCGGAAGAGAAATCGGCTTCGGCACGTATATCATGGTACGGTAAATACTGGCGCATCACCGACTTCGGCAACCAGGGAGAAATCAACGGCATGAAAGCTATTGATTTTGCCGTGTGGAAGCTTGGGCTTCCATATTACGATACCCTTCTCTACATCGAACAGGTGATCATACGCCAGGAGATTGGCAGCGGCGATTATCGCCGGCGCCAGTGGACGCCTGAATACGAAATGCGCGAAATGAGTCCTGAGGATAAAAAAGGTGAGTACAATTTCACCTTCAAGGACCATCCAACACCTGCCGACCTGGCCGCCATCGGCCGCTATGTTTCCGAAGATATCCTCGATATGTTCAATTGCAGGTGCATCGAAAAATATGAGTACTGCAGCACATCAAAGAAGCACAACCGCGATGTAGTACACATATTCAAGGCGACAGAGGATTATCCAATATTCCTCTTCGATTATGGCGACTTTAAGAAGTTATACCGGCCACATGACCAGGAGAAGAAGAACAGGTTCCTGTACATCGGGAAAAAGCCTAAAGACTACATATATGGACTGAAGCAACTCGAAAAAGCAAAGAATGAATTTGCTTCAACCGATGAAGATGAACTGTCGCTACCTGAAGAAAAGCCAAACGCACGGGTTATTGATCTGTTTCGGTGCAGCGGCGAAAGCGACGCGCTCAACCTGGCATCGCTTGGTTTTCACGTTTATTGGCTCAACAGCGAAAGCGCCGATTTCGACTATAAGACTTTCCGCAAATTAGACGATCTGTGTGAAAACCATTACCAGATCATGGACCTGGATCCAACCGGCCAGGACCAGGCGTTAAAAAATGCAATGAAGCACATCTCCTTGTTCACGATCGAGTTGCCGGAATGGCTCCGCGCAAAGAAAGATTTTCGCGGCAATCCGTGCAAGGACCTTAAAGACTTCATTAATATGAGCGGCGAAGATATCGACGCCACCAGGTTTGATTTTCTAATCGTTAAAAACTCGGCTCGTAAAGTCAAGTTTTGGACAAAAAGCAAGGATGATAAAACCGGAAAGGTGAGCTATAACCTCGATATGGAGTTCTTCTACTTTTTCCTGAAGGCCAACGGGTTTTACATCATCGAATCAATCTATCATAAAAAAGCCGGCTATTGCTACGTGCATATCGACGGCAAAATCGTGGAGATGATCCACCCTGATGACATCAAGCGCATTGTTAAGCGCTTTACTAAGGACTGGATTAAGAGCAAAAAGCTTATGGATTCAATAAAAATATTGAATAAGATCAACACCTCCAACCAGATCACTGAGGCTAACATCGAAAGCATTGATGCCACAAAGCTGAAATTTAAAAACCACGACCGTTTCACCGAGTATATTCATTTCAAAAACGGTTCGCTCCGCATCACGAAAGAGAAAATTGAAAGAGTTCCTCATTCAGAAGTGCCTAACCACATACTTGGTTTGCTTGAAATCAATAATAAAAAGCTCTCTCATTTGGTGAACCGTGACATCCGGTTAATGGAAAAGCCACCGGTTGAAGTGAAAGCTACCCCTGCATATCAGGCGCTGCTCGATATGCTGCAGCAGGCAGCAACTGACGAAGCCAGAGAGGTGGTGAACGTGCAGATTGCGCAGTTCCCGGATATCGACAAATACGAAGTGGTTATACACGACGATGAATTCATATTTCTGCGGTTCCTGAGAGATCTTTCGCGCATACACTGGCGCAAGGAGAGTGAGCAAAAAATACCGCTAACGCCCGAAGAGAGAAAAGAAGAACAGCTTTCGCTGGCCAACCTGCTCTTCGTTATAGGGTATCACTGCGCGCAATATAAGGATCCCGGCAAGCCCTGGCTCACCTTTCTGCAGGATATGAAAGTAGGTGATATAGGTACCGCATCCGGCCGGTCGGGGAAAAGCCTGTTCAGTCAGGCTATTACCTACGTGCGTACCAGCTTTTACAAGGGCGGCCGCACGTTGAACGATAAAAGCGCCTACCAGTTTTTTTATGACGGTATGACCGAATTTCACGACTACATCGAGGTTGACGACCTTCACGAATATGCCGAATTTGGTTTCTTCTACACCCAGGTAACAGGAAAACGTGAAGTTAACCCAAAGAATTACACGCCTTTCACCCTCGATTATGAGGATAGCGGGAAGATGCTTATCAGCTCCAACTATGAACTGCAGAATGTTGACAGTTCCACAGTTGGCCGCCTGCTCAACTGCGGCGTTAGCGATTACTATCATGAAAAGAGCAAGTTTAACGATTACCACGAAACCCGGTCGCCGCTTATCAAGTTCGGACGCCGGCTGTACGACGACTTCACCGAAGATGAATGGGTAAAGTTTTACAACCTTATTGCATACTGCATTCAACTGCAGATGAACTTCTACAAGATACAGCCGCCAGCCGGGAATCTTGAAAAGCGTCAATTGCGCCGGGTAATGAGCCAGGGCCTCGGTCGTGATGAGGAATTCTTCCGCTGGGCAAACGACTACTTCATTCTGTGGAACGATTCGGAAGGCCGGCGACCTGAATTTTCGCCCGTGGAACACGGTTACTTCAACACCTACATATACAGGAACAGCCCTTTTGAGAACTTCCAGAGCCGGCTGAGCAAAAAGCAGCAAAGTGAATATAGGACAGGAAAATTTAAAAAGCACCTCGAAGCCTGGTGCGAATATTGGGGGTACGAACTTAACCCGGAAGACATCTGCATCGATAAGGATAATAGGAGGATACTTCGCACTATCGACGGGAAAACAGAAGAACTGTTTTACATCAGCACATCAAAACTGAGCAACCAGGAGCAGCCGAAGGTCATCCCGTTGGTGCCAGCACAGGAAGATACCGATAACGCCTTGCCATTCTAGTAAAGCATATGACACACTATGACATTGATAAAATTGTAGCCCGCAGGTTCGGCATAACAGTTCGACGACTTACAACAGGTACCGATCGCCGCAAGGCAACCATTGCACGAGCCATGGCCGTAATGCTTTGCTACGACGTATTAAAATTATCAACCTTAAAACTTAAGAAAATATACGGTAAGCAGGCGCACTCAACCATTATTGAGAACATACAAACAGCCAGGAACCTGGCCGAAACTAATCGCGGATACCGTACCATCCTCGACGCATGCCGGCACGAAATTGAGATGAAATCCTCCAGGTCAAAAATCAGGAAACAATGTTACAACTTGCACTATCGCATTCGCGAAAAAGGCATCCGTATCGACAGCAAGCAAAAGACCATCAGCGTTACAGAAGGCGAAATGATAAAAATCAGCGACCGTCAGACGCGCCGGCTCATCGACCGTTATCATTACTCAATTCAACTGTCATTGTTATGAGCTGCGGGATATTATGTAATTGCGCCACACACACCGACGCTGTTCTTCGCGATGCCGAATCGTTTGTTTGCGAGCGCAGTGGCCGTGGTATTTATCGCCGGCGTCCCGATGGCATGCGACTGGCCACCATGGGCGATTTTGCTAATCCGGACGGATCGTTACGCATCGGCATGGCCTTCCTACTTGCTATTGAGCAGGCGCATACTTACTGGTATGTTCACCGCATAACGAAAGACACCGATCGCGCCGAACTGCAAAAGTTCATCGATTCGGAATTGTATTATGTAAAAAAAACGAAATAAGATGTTCAGCGAACACACGAAACACATACAGATGGCCACGCTTCCGGCAGGATATGAAATAGTAACTACCGGGAATATCCAGCCTGGGGACATCAGGTGGAATGCCTGGGAAGATTGCTGGAATATTGATAATCCGGTATCGGCCGAAAAGCATAAGCTTATCATTAACGATCCGGTAAGTAATTTTCACGGTGTTTGCCGTAAAAGTTTTCAGGTAACAGATTCACAACTTCCTGAGAATCGCGTAAAAGAAAACGAACCAGACGTGAGGACAGAATATGTAAACCTTGAATGGTTTTATGAATGCAGGTAATAACGGACAGTTGTATGAAACGCTTGCTGCTCCACTCCACGCTCCACCCCTTAAAGAGTAGAGTAGAGCGTAGAGCGTAGAGTGCGCCAAAAAGCTGATAGCAAGTGTTTTATACAACGTGTTATAAGCTGGGCGGTAAATACTTGATGAACTTGATACGGAGAACAAAAATAAAAAGCCGAAGGGCGGGAAAAAATTAAACTCTTAAAAGGCATGATTTTGATATTAAAAATATTTTGTATGTTTGTGGTGCTGGATAATTCAATTTTAATTCATGATGCCACAAACATCGAACAAAAGTCTGAAACAAAGAAAAAGGGTAGGCGAACGGTTGCAAGTACCGCAGTCTTTTCAAGGCATCGCTTTGAATTGTCCAGCAGCGACCTACCCCCTTTGTTTAACAATCAAAATTTTAATGTCATGCTGGACAAAAAAGACGAAATGGTTACCCCGTGCGAGGCATGTGGACAACCGCAAGAACTCACCATTGAGTTAATCCTTAAAAACTTCTTTCAAAGAAACGAGGCCCAGGAGGTGAAAAACCGACTTTGGGAAATGTTTATTGGTTTTATTGGCTCTCCTGATTTTGACGGATGGAATGCCATTGACCGTTCTAACCTTGCGTTCCAATACAAGGAACTATGCACATTAGTTGACCAACTCGAATTTATTCACCTTAAACAAACAGCCTGATTATGGAAACAACAGCTTTAGTAATGTTTTCCCAAACAGTAAAGTATCAGGGAAACGATATTTGGATAAAACCGTTTTGTGACTTCTTCGGAATTAGTTACAAATGGCAGGTAGAAGTTCTAAAAAAAGACCACATTTTAGCAAGTATGGTCAGGAAAAACTGTAATGAAACTTTATTTGGAGATAAAAGAGAACGTGTTTTATTGCCAAAAAAAGGGTTTGTCAGATGGATTCAATTAATAAATCCAAAAACTGTACGAGAAGAATTACAAGAAAAATTCAAACAGTTTCAGGAATTAGTATTTGATTACCTATATGGTAGTGCTGAAGACGAAGAACAAATAAAGGTTCATTACAACCGTATGCAAAAGCTCGAAAGGCTTTATAGCAAGATTGGAACTGAAATTAAGAGAGAAAAAGCAATTGTAGCAACCCTTCTTAATGGCAGGTACACCCAATTAAGCTTAAACTTTAATACGGAGCACCAACTAACAGATGGGCGATAGCCCTTCTGTTTAGCCCGGCAGGGCTGCGCCTTTTAAGTGTTTAATTTTTTTTGCGGGTGGGGGCTTTTTATTTTCTTTCAAATTAGCACTGCCCTAAATACGAAGAACTGACGCAGCCTTGCTTATAACGTTTGGTGTATGAGCTGTTATTCATTACCTCGTAAACCTTTTTCTTTTAAAAATTAATCTAAAAATGAAAAATATTTTTCAGCCTGTTGATTTTGAATGTTTATTGCATACTTTTGTAGTGCGAGACATCTTAATATTCAATGAGCCGAAATCAAAACAGACTTCTTTCAATCCACAGGGGTGGCGAACGGTTGCAAGTACCGAAGTCGTTTCAAGGCTCAGCTTTGAGGTGTCTCGCGGCGACCACCTCTTTTTCTTTAATTTTAAATCATCTGTTATGCGAGACACAGAAGACGAAGCAAATGAGCTTATGCTCGAGAATTTCGATGCCATTCGAGATTCCCACAGCCGCCACCGGCCCGAACTGATCCTTTCATTATTTGAAAGAAACAAACCACAATTAATCAACGATTTTCTGGTTGAAATGGACGCCAAAAACAAGGCGTACTATTTTATTATTGAATCCGGCCACTTCTCGGCCTTTAGTGAGTATTGCCTTAACCCTAAAAAACAAAAACACAATGCAGCAAAAATTTGAGTATAACAATTTGCCGGTGCGTACTGTAACCGATGACAACGAACAAATATGGTTCGCTGGTATTGATATTTGCAATATCCTTGGATATGCAAAAGCCTCTACAACAATTGAACGTTTAGAAGAAGATGAGAAGAAGCTGGAGTATCTCACAGATACCTCAGGTCAGCAAAGAAAGACCTGGAGTATAAACGAGTTCGGTTTGTATTCTTTAATTCTAAGTAGCACAAAGCCAGAGGCTAAAGTATTTAAAAGATGGGTAACTCATGAAGTTTTACCCGCTATACGAAAAGCTGGAAAGTTTACCACAGAAGAGGTAAAAGAATACGAATACAGCCTACAAACATTGGCAAGTGAAATTGAAAAACTGAAGGATAAAAAGGATGAACATCAGAAGTGTGTTAATGATTTAAAGAAGGAAATTGAATTGAAAACACTCGAAATGATTGCCGTAATTAAGATGGATAGATCACAAATGAGGATCGAGTTTCCCGAAGCGTAAAATGCTTGTATACCAAAATGAATAATAGCTTATGTACCATGTTATATGCAGGCTGCCGTATTTTTTCTTTTCTAATTACCGAAAGGGCTTTCGGCAGCTTGCATTATAACGTAAAAGCATACCCGTCAGGCGGGGATTTTAACCACTATATTTCAATAGAATGACACAGTTAAATTTATTCGATAATCTGTCCAACGAAGCACTTAACCCTCGCTTGCGGGTATGCGGTGTTGGCGGTAGTTTTGTTTTTCAGAACGGAATTAAAAACGCTGATTTTGTGGTGTTTAATCCGCTTAATAAAGAACTGGTAAATGAAAAACCGCTATTGCAAGAAATAAAATTGAAAGCAAGTGATTTTTGGTCAGACATTAAATCAATGGTATGGTCGTCAAATTGTAGGTTTTTCTTTGTCGTAAACGAAAATCATATCATAATCGGAAATACTCACAATGACGAAGCGTTTTTATGCAGCAATTTGTCAATGCAGGTATTTGAAGAATTATTCAAGGCGTTTGGTGGTCGCTCTTAAAATTACCGCCAACGAATGCCTATACGAACCATAATGGAAATCAATAACATATATGCTATGAATGCTAACGATTACCTAATAAAATTTGAAACGGAGATGCGGCTGATCAATTACTGCAATCGAACGATTGCTAATTATATCAGCCATACCAGGATATTTCTGCTGCATTTCGATAAGGATCCTCATGAAATAAATGAGGATGAAATCAAAGAATATCTTAAAAAGTCATCTTCCCAGGCTCAGCTTAAACAACGAATAGGATCCATCAAGCTTTTTTACGAAAAAGTGATTCACGATCCGCTCAAATTTAAGTATATACAATACCCGCGCAGGGAGCAAACGCTACCTGATGTGCTTTCACAAGATGAAATGCGCCGTCTTTTTGCCGCCTGTTCCAACCTTAAACACCTTACTATACTTCAACTTTTCTATTCTACCGGAATGCGCGAAAGCGAGGTAATAAACCTCAGGGTAACCGATATTGACAGCAACCGCATGGTGATACACATCCGCCAGGCGAAAGGTAAGAAAGATCGTCTGGTTCCATTATCTGAGCGAACACTCATTACACTTCGCCAATACTACCAATCATATAAGCCAAAGGAATACCTTTTTAACGGACAGTTTTCGCTTCAATATTCGGCAAAATCAATACAGCAGTTTATTCATGATTATGCCGCAAAAGCGGGCATTACGCGCAGGGTATATCCACACCTGATAAGGCACTGTTTTGCCACACACCTTTATGAAGGCGGAGCCGATATCAACCTGATACAGGCATTGCTCGGCCATAAATCTGTAAAAACAACTATGATTTATACCCACTTGAGCAACCGGCTTATATCGCAGGTGCGAACGCCGGATATGGTATTGTGATTTTTTTTAAAAAAGATTTCAGCCCGGCTATGCCGGGCTTTTTTTGCTACGTACATACGCACAATTCGAAAAACGCAACGTCACATCACTACATTATAAAGTATAATTTCAAAGCTTCCTGTAAAAAAAAACAGCGGGATCGTCGGTTCCAGCTTTCTCCTCCCCTAACCCCGTTTATTATTTTTTTTGTAATTTGTAATTTTAATAGTTAAATAACTGGTTTTCTGTTTCTTACTCAATTACAAAAAAATTACAAATTTTTATTCAAATTGTAATTTTTAAAAAGTTGTAATTTTTCTCCATCCGATAACCGGCATACTATTTCAAATTCCAAAAATCAACGAAAATTTGTAATTGCTCACTATCAGTATGTTAAATGAAAAATTACAACCTGTTTTAAACAGGTTTGTAATTTTGTAATTTCTCAATATCAATATGTTATAAGCGTGTTTTTAAGAAATTACAAATTTTTGCCGTTTTTTTAACCTAAAGCAGGGGGTATGTTTTTTTTGTTATCTCCGACATGTCGGAATATGTAACCTTATAGTATTATATTGTCAATATTTTTTATATATAATTGTAGTATGGCAATTACTCAATACTCGACAATACAGCTAAAAATCAGAAAACCCTACTTCGAAAATTACCTGCGATGGGTTTTCAATTCTCAGGAAGGCGACATAAAAGTTAACCGCGATGAAATCCTGGGCAAGTTTCTTTTCTCCATGGCCCGCACTTCCGATATTCCGATCAAAGTAAGGAACCAGACCGGCATCGTAAAACTGATCATGCCGTCGCACATTTGCGATGATCGTTCAAAATATCGGTCAATCTACTACTCCGTTGATGATGAAAATCATATAAACGATTATATTGAAGCTTGCGCTTTCATGGACCTGCGCATGATGGTTCAAACAGCTAAGCTCGATATGAAGATGGACCGGAAAACGGTTTTTGAAATTTACAGCGAGATGATTTTCGGAGAAAATAAGTACGAAGCGCTCAAAAAATACGAATATCGGCGTCGTAAAAAAGCTCTTGACTATTTGCGTGTAACGGCTAAAGCCTTATGCATGTAAGCGTAAAAAAAATTTATCACTCAAAAGTCCCCTGCATGGGGACTTTTAACGGAAAACAATAAAAACAAAAGCCATGATCATCACTTCACTCTCTTATGCATTGAGTTCTTCCGGGTCATGGATAGAGCTCCCTGTACAGGGTCATTCCGGAAGCATTAACGAAAAAAATGTAACTACCGAAGAAGGGCTTGTCTCGGAAACGGAAGTAAATGCATATATAGCCGGTCTGAGTCATGCCAATGATATGATGCTGGGTTACCTTACCAGGAGAAAAGCAATGTATCGTGCTGCCGATGCTGACGGAAGATATCATTACATCGGTACTGTCGATTTTGGGGCTTCGCTCGAAATTGAACAACGCCTCGACGGATCGCCTGGAACAAAGTACGGTTATAACATACGAATAACTTGCCGGTCGGTGGCCGGAACCCAAAAGCAGTCCTTTAGATAGCGGAGCGGCTGTAGTAACATTGCATCAACTTAATATGCTATGTTACAACCACACCTAATTTATTCAATTCTCAACGAACCATGGGCAATATCCGAACAGGTATTTAACGGATACGTTCATTTGCTTGAAAGTGTTTTAAATCCGAATATTTCATTCGAAAAAGGCGAACCGGTTGATCCTGAGATGCACGATATCAATTTTAGGATTAAAGGTTCTGCAGCCGTTTCAGATTCAGGACAGTCAGATGTAAAGCATATACAGGTTATTACTATCAGCGGAGTACTGACCAAGGAAGACCAGGAATGTGGTCCGGCAGGTATGGCCAGGATAGGAAACTGGATTAAAGCAGCCGACCGCGATCCTGGGATTGATGCTATTTTGTTAAAAATAGATTCTCCTGGCGGAAGCGTGGCTGGGACCGAAACTCTTTCCTCAATTATTAAAAATTGCAATAAACCTGTTCTTGGATTTGCCGATGATATGGCTTGTTCGGCAGCCTATTGGATCATCAGCTCATGCGCTAAAGTGATTGCCAATAATTCAACGGCAATGGTAGGAAGCATTGGAACAGTCATGGAATTCGTTGACGAACAGCCAAAGCTAGAAAAAGAAGGCTATGTTTTCCACGTAGTGACAGCTCCTCAAAGTGTGAATAAACGTAGAAACATTGACAAGATCAGATCAGGAGACTATGAAGAGTATAAGGAAACAGTTCTTAGGCCAATAACCCAAGTATTTATCGATGCTGTAAAAGCCAACCGTGGCAATATCGACGAAAAATATTTCACCGCCGATGTATTCTTTGCCAAGGACGTGATCGGCGACCTGGTCGATAGTATAGGCACTTTTGAGGATGCACTGCAGGAAGCCGCCAACCTGGCTGCCGAAAATGTATCAGCAAGTCATAAATCCACCCATATATCAATGCAAAAACCCGAACTCAAACGGCTTGCCAAAGCAGCCGGATCCGAAACGTTTGAAACCGTTGACGGATCAATCACGCTAACTGAGGAACAGGCAACTGCAGCCGAAGGCGTTCTCGAAGCGCATGAAGCTAAAATAGCCGATCTTCAGCAGAAAGTGGACCAATCTTCCCAACTGCAATCGGAAAACAACCAGCTTAAGAGCGATCTGAAAGCTAAAAACGACCGTATTGCCGAACTCGAAAAAGGCGCTGGCGCCGACAGCGCACACGTTGAAAAGGATACTGACGCATCGGATGAGAATTCCGGTAACGAAAGTTTCTACGAACGATTCAATCGCTTAAGTGCGAACAACAAACAACAATAATACCCATGTCAGTTACCATCCATCAAACCCTCATCGATGCCGGCGTAAAGTATAAGAAGGATCTTCTTACCATGCCGGTTGCCGTGCTGTCGGAAATCCTTCAGTACATGACTCTTCGTACCGGTTTACAAGGTAAAGAAATAGGCGGTGTGCTCGACACTGACGCCCAGCTTCGCCCCTACCGGACCGCAAAGGATGCTTCGGACAATACCACGATAACGCCTTACGAATGGGAAACCTTCCTGGGTGACGTTGTCAAGGAATTTGACCCGAACGCCATTCTCGGCACACTTTATACCGAGGCCACGAACAAAAAGCCGACAGAACGCGAAATTGCCCGCCTTGTGGCCCTCGAAATGGCCAAGAAAGTTGGCGAAGCCCTGTACGACAACATGTTTACCGCCGTGCGAAACGCAAGCGGAAGCACTACTGCCGACCTGTTCAATGGTTTTTCCACCCAGGTAGCAGCCGCCATCGTTGCCGGCACCCTGGCATCCGGAAACGGAAACTACCAGGATCTTTCCTCCGAAGCTATCGACTACACCAATGTAGGCGACGTGCTGAAAACTGCCTGGCGCTCATGCGACAAATTGCTGAAAAAACGTGCAGTAAATCTGTATCTTCCTACCTCCATCCTGGAGATTTACGAAGACTGGTTTCAGGCCGAATACGGACATGCTCCCTGGAATACCGACTTTTCGCAAATGTACCTTATCGGTACTCAGAAAAAAGTTCGTCTTGTTCCTCTCGACAACATGGAAAGCCAGGACTACATGTTTTTCACTATCCGCGAAAACCTGAAGGTTGGCGTTGACCAGGAATCCGATAAGGAGGATGTAAAGATCCGCGAGTGCGACAATCCCAAAATGGTTCAGTTCTTCATGATGAGCTACTTCGGCGTCGGATTCGATACACTCGATAAGAGGTTCATTAAAGTTATCAAGTTCTCAACGGAAGCTGCTTCCTAATCTCAGGTAATCATGGCAGAATTATTTGAACAACTGGAGTGGCTTGACGGGCAGATCAACCCGTCAGGCATCAAGAACATTGTGTACTTCGCTCCGAAAAGCTGGATCAAAACGATACCGCGCGTTACCACTCCTGTAGCCACATCAACTGAGAATGTTGTTGTGTCGGGAGATTTCATCATGGAATCAGGTAAAACATTCCTGCGCCTGTATTCTACTCAGGGAAAAGGAAAAGTTTCGTGGGAGCCTTCTGGCGAAAAGGACCATAAGATATTCCTTAACAAAGGGATATTCTCTTTTCCCGATATCAGTGTAGCTGCCAGGTCTATGGCCAAACAGCTTATCAATTCCAACGTGGTGATTATTGTTCCGTTGCCGCACGAAACCGAAAAGCGTTATATCATGCTCGGCGATGCCGACTATGATGTTACCGTATCGATTAAAGGCGACAGTGGGGATAAACCTGGATCAGAAAAAGGGATCACATTTGAAGTTGAAGCTCCCTGCACTACCCCTCTTCCTGGTTATGCTGGCGAACTTGTACTCCCTGACGGAACCCTTGATTGCGAAACCGGCGTATTCACCGAAACGGCAAGTTAGTGAATTGCGCTGCTAATTTCAGACGCTGTCATGGGTTAATCCCGTGACAGCGTTATTGTTTTACCATTAATCTTACCAAAATGACACCCCACGAAGAAATAACAGCATACCTCGAAAAACAGGAAAAAACGTTCGATGAAGGTTTTTCAATTTTCAGGAAATATTCAAGAAATAAAAGCCTGGAACATTTCCTTGAAAGGAAGCGCGACATGGCAAAATTGGCCTATGAACTGAGGAAACTTCTCGGATCAAAAATAAAAGACAGTACTGTTTCTACACTTAATCTGATAAAATCACAGCCGGCCCCGGCCGTGAATCCGGTAGTTCCTCCCGGGCCTGATGGCGCCACCTTCAGGTATCTGCGTTTTCAGAAGATAAACCCTGAAGAACTGCCCGCCGATGTGCGCCGGATATACGATCAGATTGCAGAAGCATACAAAATGCAGCGCACATGTCACGAGAAAATGAAACTGGCTAAAACAGACAAAACTCGGGCTGATTGGCGCAAAAAGGTTGTTGAATTCGACGACGTCATATCTTCCGGATGGAACGGAATTGATGCTTTCGTAGCTGGTAGCGATACCATTCCAGATACCGCCAATGCCGGTAATATCACCGATGTAAGCAAAGAAATAAACGCCTGCAGGAGTTACATATCTCGGGCCATCAACGATGTGCCGAAACTGTCCAGCGACAAACGCGAAAAGCGGATTAAGGAGACACAGCAGCGTTTATCCAGGCTCGCCGCTCTGAAAACTCCTATAACGTCCGAAACAAGGGACAGGCTGATCGAAGCCGGTATCATCGATTTGGATTATCAGGTACTTCTCGAATCTGCTTAATAGCTGCCGCATGATTAACGGTGAAAAGGTCACATTCAACATGGCGACAATGCCGTCGCGTGTCGTCGCATTACGCGATACAATAAATACGATCCTTCCGCAGTGTGATGAGCTCAATCTTTATCTAAATAATTTCATCAATGTACCTGAGTTTCTTGGGCACCAGAAAATAAAACTTTACCGTAGCCAGGATGAGTGGGGCGACATCGGCGATGTAGGTAAGTTTTATAGGGTGAACTTGCAACAAGGGTACATTTTTACTGTAGATGATAAGATTATTTATCCAGCAGACTATGTGCAGCAGATGGTTACAACCATCGAGCGCGCCCATCGCAAGGCTGTGGTAAGCAATCACGGAAGGTTATTTCATAAAGATAAGCCTACAAAATCATATTACTTCGACACGGCAAAGAATTTCGTGTACTCATTGGCCTATCCGCTCACTTTTGTCCATGAAATAGGCACCGGTGTGCTGGCATGGCACAGCGACACATGCCGGCCCGACATGAGCTGGTTCCCTCACACCAATATGACCGATATATACTTCAGTATTGAGGTGCAAAAGCGTAATATCCCGATCATCATTCACCCGCACGAAAATGGATGGTTGAAGTTGGGAACCAAGCATGATGAAAATTACAGCATTCATGCTAATTGTAACCGTAAGGATAAGTTTCAAACGAGTGTGGTTAATGCTTTTAGCTGGAAAATTAACACATGCCCGGTCGATCAACCGGCCATGGGCAAGTCTGGAAAAGATGTAACATTTGCCGGCCTCGATTGCCGGTACCGAGTTCCTGAACTAGACCTCGCCATCGTGATACCGGTCTATAATCAACTTGAATTCACCAGGAACATTTTTAAATGCCTTCCGCTCACTAGGAGTAAATTCACAGTGATCCTCATCGATGATGCTTCTACCGACGACACGCCAATATTCATTGATGAAATGATGAAACAATCGGCCATGTCGATAATATATCGCCGGCATGAAACAAATAAGGGTGTCAATGCATCATGGAACGAAGGTATAAGAATATCTCGCGCCATAGGCGCAAATCACATTGCTGTGCTCAATAATGACCTGGAGCTCATAAAGAACTGGGATATGCCGATGATTGAGATGCTAAGTGACGCAACGGTAGGTATTGTGTGCCCATATTCCACGCATGGTAAGTCATTGCCGGTTAATTTCGGCACGTACCCGGGAGGTAAAAACCATTTGGCTCTCGACATTCTTGGCTGTTGCTTCATGTTTCGCCCCGATCTTATCGATACCATAGGGTATATACCTGATTCATTGGTTACTTATTATGGTGATAACTGGTTGCAGGAAATTACCCGGATGGCCGGTATGAAGGTAGTTTATGCGCCTGGCAGCCGTGTACACCACTACTTCCAGCAAACAACCAGCAAAATAAGCCATAAGCAAATTTTGGCGGACGACGCCGAAGCTTTCAATAAGCTTTGTGCCTCCGGACTACTTAATAACATTACACTTTAGTTATGCCAATAGGATCTGTAGTATTACTGCCTCACGTGATCAGTGAGGCTCAGAAAATAAAACCCTCATGTATACTGGATGTAGGCATTGGTTATGGCATTTATGGCCCCGCATTTCGCCAGTGGCTCGATATGGGTGTAAAGCCTTATAAAACGATAGTTGACGGAGTCGAAGGATTCAGGCAGTATAAGAGCGCTTGCTGGGACGAATATAACGATGTTGTTATTAGCGACATTCGTGATTTTACTTCTCAGTTCACCTATGATATGATCATTTTTTCTGACGTCATAGAGCATCTTACTAAGGAGGATGGTCTCTGTGAGATTGAAAAGTTGAAGCGCACCCTGAAAAATAACGGCGTTCTGCTCATTGGCACACCGGCGTTATGGATACCTCAAACGGATGTGCATAATAATGAATTTGAGCGCCATAAAAGCCTGTGGACAGTTGAAGACTTCCCGGGATTTGAGGTGATTCTCGATGGATCTCCTGTGCTAGGCAACAGGATGATACTGGTAAAATATACAAAGCATGAACCGGGGACCTAAAAAGAACCTGGATAAGTTCCAGGCCATCATGTTCGACGATCTGGCATCGCTCGATCATCTCAACCAGGATGAGAAAGATCAGCTTCGCCGCTATCGCTTTGCATTTACCAGGTTGCTCGATAATCCATCGATGAGCGACGTAACGCTTCGTGATGAGCTAATGTCTCAATTTGGGATCAAACAAACCCAGGCATATGCTGACATTTCTAATTTAAAAATTATCCTTCCTAATATCAGGAATGCCGGTAAAGAATGGATCCGTTACGTAGTTAACGAAGAGCTGAAGGATGCTATTGCACAATGTAAAAGTTATGGAGGTGATAAGCTTAAAGAGCTCATACTGGCAATCGATAAGCTTGCGAAATATAATAAACTCGATCAAAACGAAGGTGAAGAAATAGATTGGGATCAGATATATCCGCAACCTATAGAACCAACCGGAGATATCTCGGTGTTAGGTGAAATCCCGATGGAAAACAAGCGAGAAACGATAGAAAAACTGATCACTAAGTTTAGGAATGAGATCGAAATTGAAGACATAGAATGTGAAGATGTGAGCAATGGAGAACAAGAAAGTATATTATAACGATAAACAGCTTGAATTTCGATATATAGCTGCTCACACATCGGTGATCGTTGGTGGACGGCGTTTTGGTAAAGGACATGGAATAAATGCTCCCTGGTTGCTCCGAAATGTTCAATACATGCCCCGGAGCGGAGGCGGTATCGTCGGATCCACATTCCAGCAACTTCTCACCCGCACAATTCCTGGCACGTTAAAGTCACTCGAAGATATGGGCTTCAGGCGCAATATCCATTATGTCATAGGCCGGCGGCCTCCCGAGTCTCTTGGCTTCAAAGATCCTGTTATAAAGCCTGTGAGCTACGATCATGTGATAAGCTGGTACAATGGTTCGGTGAACTACCTTATCAGCCAGGATGTTCCAGGGAGTTCCAACTCGCTCACACTTCAATATATACTCGCCGACGAAGCTAAGTTTCTCGATTTCGAGAAAATGAAGGATGAAACATTTCCGGCAAACGGAGGATACAAAGGTCCGTGGTCAAAGTGTCCGTGGCTGAATTCTATCCTCATCACTTCAGACATGCCAACCAGCAAAAAAGGATCCTGGTTTCTTAATTATAAGGATAAAATGGATCCGGAGGTGATTGACTCAATCAAATGGCTGCTGAAGGAAATAAATCGGGTAAAAAATCTCAATACACGTAAATATAACGAGGCATTGAAGTTTTATAGGCTCAGGCTGGCACAGCTTCGAAGCATCGCAGTGTACTATCGCGAATGGTCAACCATCGAAAATGTTGAACTGCTCGGCCAGAAGTATATAGCACAAATGAAGCGCGACCTTCCTCCCCTGGTATTCATGACCTCAATCATGTGCATCAGGCCCGGTAAGCTTAAAGGCGGATTTTACCCAAACCTTCGCGAATCGGTACACTATTACACAGCATATGATAATAGCTATCTGCAAAACCTGGACTACGATTTAGATAAGGCGCAGGATATGGATTGCAGCCAGGATGCCGATGTAGACCTGTCGCGGCCTATTTGTGTTGCTTTCGATTACAATGCAAACATAAATTGGCTAGTATGCGGCCAGCAGCGCGGTATAAAAGCATTGGTACTTAAGTCTTTTTACGTAAAATACCAGCGAAAACTTCGCGAATTAGTCGATGATTTCTGCGAATATTATCGACATCATCACACTCGTGAAGTCATCTATTACTATGACAACACAGCTCTTGGAAGTAATTATGCCGTGAGCGACGAAGATTTTGCATCCGTAATCTGTAACCAATTTGAAAAAAATAAGTGGACCGTTAAAAGGGTACATCTCGGGAATCCTCTCAAACATCATGAGAAATATAATATAATTGATCAGGCTTTTAAGGGGCAGAAGTATCTGATGCCTCAATATAACAAGCCAAACAATGAAGCGCTACTTCTCGGGATGGAGCATTGTGGTGTAAAAATAGGTCCGCTCGGTTTTCAAAAAGATAAGAGTGGCGAAAAACTGGCCGAAACCGAAGAAGATCTTCTTGAATATCGTACCGATGGCACCGATGCACAGGATACTTTACTGCTCGGTATGTTTTTCAATCCTGATAATTCCACAGGGGTAATGATGCCCATGAGCGGATCTGTCATTTTATAGAAAAACAGTTTTTTTTATTCAATTACGCAGTCTAAAAACCGGTGCTTGTAATTCGCTAATTAAACCGGCAACAAATTACATATGAGTATAAAACGGTACTGCATACGTGATTAATTTCCGACTCAACCTCTGCTTATCCCGCACCGCGCTGAATGCAGATGTAATTACGAAAATTTGAAAAAAACGGTATATGCAGCGCTTTTTTGAAAAAAACTACACTCTGAAATGTCCTTTACTTACCAACTTAACAGGATTATTTTTGATTTCTCTTACAATTAACCCTTTTACTACTAACCTTTTAAAAATGAAAAAAATCTTATTTGTCATGCTGATGCTTGCCATGGTGGCAGTATTGGCAAGGGGTGCGCCTCCTATAACCGGCGACATTATGAAATACAAAACAGAACTTTCGGTGCAAACTGTTTGTAATGATGCCTCGATCTGCGTTGTCAATGGATGTTTCATTTCTGCCATATCCTTTAATCTTCCCAGGGATGGATGCCAGCAGGTAGACTGCATATGTGCAGCCATTGTTCCTAAAATGAGCAATGTGATAACCTTTGATAACTATACTATACGAGCGAAAGGCAATATATGGTCGTCCCTCTCTATTACAAGAGATTATGGATACATTGAGGCCCCATTGCGGTTACACGGTTATTGAATCACATAGCATGATGTTAAAAGAAGCAGCTCAAAGTAGCTGCTTCTTTTGTCCTTTATAATGCTGATGTAATGAGTTTTCTTTGTAAGAAAATAATAAGCCATGATCGATCTCACTAAAGCAGTCAACAATAATAAATTCCTGCGCGAGTTATATGGAATTTTCGCTTCAGTAACAGGGTATGCCCCTCTTAAGGCACAGAGCGTTAACAGCCTTGGCAATACAAACTCAGGCGTTTGTGGCGGATGTGTGTCGGTGACAACAAGTGAAACAGCATTCGATTATCCTTCATTTATTGAATGCACCGGAAATGATGGCACGATTGACTATACAGATGAGTATGGCAATGTTGTTGCCGGGTACCCGATGACGCAGGGAAAGACAACGAATTTTCGTGTCAATAAGGTGACTGCAGCAACTGCCACAGGGCTTTATAGGTGCTATGCTAAGTAACGGGCCATGGGAGTCGTAAAGAACTTATCAATGGCGGTAGACTGCCGCGCACAGCTTGGCTCAAATGTGAACCTAAATGGACTGAAAGGATTGATGTCTTTTTGGTCGGATTCGTTCAATTTTACTACAAATAAATTAACTGACAAATCCGGCAATGCTGACAATGCGCCATCATTGGTTGATAGTAATTGCTTGGTATTTAATGGAACTTCTACTGTGGTAACAATTTCAGGAACTTATGTGCAAAACATTGCTAAAGTTTTAATTTATGCGCAATCTGGCTCTGATGCGTGGACTATATTTACTGAACTTACAGCACCGAATGGTTTGTATAGTATTTCAGGAAATATTTTATATATTGGGAAAAATGGAGCTGCATTTTTTGCAGGTAAAATTGCTCGTATAAAATGTTATTCAAGTGCTGATAGACTTTTGGCAGATATACCATTATCAATGGGTTACGGAACAAAAGTCTATGGATTAGTACCAGACAACAACTTTCTTGATTCAACAGTATTATCTGCAAGTTTGGAAGGTACATTTATAGATACAAACGCAGACGGAGTACCAGACCCACTTATTCCTTCAACTAACTGGACAAAAGTAACACAAACAATAGTAAATGACGCAATTAATGGATGGAGTGGCAGGCATGGAAGAATAGATTTTACAACAAAAGGAGATGGTACTTATTATTACTTGCAGGGTGGAGTAACACCAGGGGAATTGTTAACGGCTGGTTATTTTAAAATTAGATTTAGAACAAATATAAGTTCAGCTAATAAAATTTGGGTACGTTATGGCAATTATATGACAACTGTATCTCAATATTTAAAATATCCAGTTTCTGGTGCAATAACAGAAGGAGAGATGTATTTTGACGCAAGTAATTGCGCTACACTAACAATATGGTTTAAACATACTGAAGAAAATACATACTTTGAATACGATTTTATTCAGTTACGAAAATATGCTGGATATGGAATTATAACAGATGGTGTATGGTCAGCAACATCTCCAAATGCACACTGTAATTTAGAAATGGGCGTGGATGTTTATGTTAATGAAACGAATAAAATTTATGTCCCTAAAATCAATTCTGAAAAATCTCATTACCCAGGTACTTTAACCTTTCTAAAGTCGTATGCACCTGCTACAAATTCATTAATT